ATATTCTATTCAGCCCGTAACGTCTAATGGCTATTGGGACGTATGCGGAGTTAAAAACCGCTGTAGCAAATTGGTTAGACAGGGACGACCTAACAGACAGGATACCAGAGTTCATTGCTCTGGCGGAAGCAAGACTTAACAGGGTCTTGCGCTTACGATCTATGGAGGCTAAGTATACTGCAAATACTGTGGCAGCCCAGAGGAATCTAGCATTACCTACTGGCTATATACAGATGCGTAATTTTCAGGTAAATAGCAGCCCTCTAACAACACTATCTTATGTAACACCAGAAATCTACGATAGGCTGTGGGGTGGAAGCACTAGTGGTACCCCTAAGTTCTACACTATACTTGCGAATGAGATTTCATTTGGACCTACCCCAGCTACTGTTATGGAAGTAGAAATGTTATTCTACAAGAAATTTGACAACTTGAGTTCCTCAACAACAACTAACTGGTTGATAATAAATGCTCCAGATATCTATCTTTATGGTAGTATGCTGGAGGCCGAACCATTCATAATGAATGATGAGAGGGTTCCTCTCTGGGCGCAAGCCCTTCAACAGGGCATTACTGATCTACAGGAACAGGACAATAAGGATAGACACTCTGGCTCTGCGCTCAGGGTAATGAATACTAGCGGATATATGTAATGGTTGCACCCATCAAATGGGAGGAGGCTACCTCTCCCATCCTGTGGAGTAATATAGGGATAAACTGGAACACTCCCGCTAAAACAGGTAGTGCTGCGTATGCCCTAGACGAAGGGTTTACTTTAGATTCTTCCCATACAAAAGGGGCTTCTATATCTTTTGGGATAGACGCATCTTATGTAGGCACTGGTATAGCTACTATGCCAGCATCCATTTCTTTTGGGACGGATATAAGTTCTACCGCCCAACGAGGGGGTGCTATAACTGGTGTCGCCACATTTGCGTCGGACTTGACTCAAGCAACCACCAGTGTATGGACAACAAACCCATCAATTACTTTCGGTGTTGATGCGGGTTATACATCGGTTGCTAACAGATCTTTCTATGATTCGATCACATTTTCCAGTAGCGTTGGACAAACAGCTTCGAGCAGCTTCTTGTGGAACCCAGAGACAGACCCAACTACTACATGGACAACAGTAGCTGATCCAACTACGACATGGACTAGCGTGTCAGATCCATCAACAACATGGACTAAGGTGGAATATCCAAATTGAAAATGCAACCAACAATGAAGGCCGACGGAGGCTTACTAATGAAACACGATAATGATTATACTATCGGCCTGAAGAATATATGGGAAGTGGTGTGTTATGGTTCTGATGGTCTGGAAAAGTGGAGAGAATTAAACAAAAATCTCGTCACTACGGCTGGCGCAAACCATGTGCTAGATGGAACATTTAAGAGCGGTACGCAACTTACATCTTGGTATGTTGGCTTAAAGGGGGCTGGAACCCCTGTGATTGCTGACACAATGTCTTCCCACTCTTCTTGGAGTGAGCTGGTTCATACTACTGCATATTCACAAACGGTCAGACAAACCCTAACTCTGGGGTCTATAACCGGCACAACTACCAGCACTTGCGATAACTCTGCAAGTAAAGCTACATACTCCATAAATGCCACCAACACAGTGGCGGGTGCTTTTGTTGTAAGTAACAACGCCACATCTTCGGCAACCGCTGGAACACTGTATGGTGTTGTGGATTTTGCCTCATCCAGATCGGTCATATCAGGGGATACTCTTGAGGTGACTGTAACTCTTACGGCAGCGAGTGCATAATGGGCGTTGAAACAGCCAGTTGGGTAACACAATTAGACACCGCTAACCCAGTTGTTGGTGATCCCGTTGGTGAAGGGGACGATCATTTGAGGATGCTGAAGACTGTCCTAAAAAATAGTTTTCCTTCAACGTCTACTACGGCAATAGTTCCTGACGTATCTGGGGAAAGTGGGAAGTACTTAACAACTGACGGAACAGATACATCGTGGGGTACTGTTACAGCAGGTGATCCAGCAGGAACAGCCATAGCGATGGCGATTGCATTAGGAGGCTGAAATGGCTAACACGTTTAAGAACCAAGGGGCTGCATTAGTTACAGGCGGTGGTGTTATTTATACTGCACCAGCAGCTACGACATCCATTGTCCACTCCTGTTACATAAGTAACATAGATGGAACATCTTCGGTAGATGTGGATATAAAGGCCAGGGCAACGTCAGGAGATACTTATTATCATGTTGCAAAAAGTGTTCCTGTGCCGGCAGGTTCTACCTTGGTATTAGATAAACCAATAGACCTAGAAGCAACTGGAGATGTTCACATGACTGCTAGTGTCAATTCTGACGCAGAGGCAGTCTTAGGAATTCTTGAAATTACATGAGTTATTTAGGACAAGTTGAATTAAAATCTTCTGAAATAAGAAGAATAGACGTAACAGGCTCAACGTCTGCTACGCATACGCTTACTTGGGTTCCACCAAGTGAGCAATCCCTAATCATAACTATCAATGGAATAAAGCAACAGAATAATTACACCATCTCTGGAACTACGCTGACCCTTGATACTGCATTGGTTTCATCTGACGAATTGGAGATTGTTGGAATCTTAGATATAGGGACTACCAATGTCCCAGCGGATGATACCATTACAAATGCTATGGTTAAGTCTGATGCTGCGATAGCATTAAGCAAGCTAGCCACAGACCCATCTAACGCAACTAACCTTGCATCTGGCACTGTGCCTACAGCAAGATTAGGATCGGGTTCGGCCTCATCCAGTACGTTTCTCAGGGGAGATCAGACTTACGCCGCAGTAGATACATCTGGAATAGTGGCAAATCAAGATGATATTGCCCTTTTAGGATTCAAGGTTGCCGCGAATGGCTCTCTTGCGCGATACAATTTAGTTGACCAAAGTATAGACGCTTTTGAAGATGCTTCTGGAGTTGATGCTTCAGCCTCTACCAATGAATTTAGAAATGACGCAGGAAATTATTACTCTGGTTCAAATGCCTCAACGGATAACGCATCCAACCATACGACAGTGGGAAGTGACACATGGACTTCACCTTCTGATTTAAGTGGGACTATTAAGGTTTTAGTTGTTGCAGGTGGTGGGGGTGCTGGCAAAACTGGATGGACTCCCGGAGCAGGTGGTGCAGGAGGATTGGTTTATGTCTCCAATTATGCGGCGGCTGCCAGTACAGCATACGCTATTACTGTTGGAGCAGGTGGTGCAGAACAAACAACCGGAGAGAAAGTTGGAGAAAATGGCGCTGATTCAGTGTTTGATACGGCAGGGGCTCATCAAATACTCACCGCAAGCGGAGGAGGAGGTGGCGGCGGATCTAATGCTCCACTTCCAGAAGCGGCGGCCAGCCCCGGTGGTTCTGGAGGCGGCGGCAAAGCAGATAATGGCGCCCATACTGGTGGAGGCGCAAGTGACCAAGTTGTTACTTTTGGATCATACTCCAATGTTGGCTTTGGCTTTGCAGGTGGAGATGGATATTCAAGCCATAATAGTTCTGGCGGTGGAGGCGGTGCAGGTTCGGTAGGAGAAGATAATCAAGGCACAACCCGATCCGGTAATGGTGGATCAGGTAAAGATTACTCTGCAATTTTTGGAACCGGTGTTGGTGATAGTGGATGGTTTGCGGGCGGTGGTGGCGGTGGCGCAAATAACGTTACTGGTACAGGAGGTCAAGGGTTCGGAAACGGTGGTACTGGACTTTTAGGCGGTGGTGGAGATGGACAAGACGGTACTGGATCATTAGGGTCTGGAGAAGCTGGCGCGGCAAATACCGGGGGTGGTGGAGGAGGAGGCAACCACGATCAAACCGGTGCAGCCGGAGGCTCTGGTGCTGTACATATCCTCTACGACACTCTCTCCTATTCCGACATGACTTTAGTATCAAATGCTCAGACGGCTGAATCTGCACCAACCACAGGTGATCTAGTAATTACATATACAGATGGAGCTGGTACAGCAACAGTTAATACAGACATCAAGGCTTACATTAGCAGAGATGGTTCAGCTTACACCAGTGCAGTTACTCTTGTATCTCAGGGTACTACAGGCGGTCATACAATCTTAACCGCTAACGGAGTTGATTTATCAGGAATCACATCTGGAACTTCTATGCGATGGAAAATAGAAACATTGAACCAGTCTGCGGCTAAAGACACAAGAGTTATGGCGGTAAGTTTAGGTTGGAGTTAAAGGAAATAAGTAGAGAATAAATTATGGCTAGAACAACTATAAGAACAGAAGATATTACAGCCGGAGCAATAACGTCTGCCAAGATAGCTTCTGGTGCGGTTGATACAACAGGTCTTCAAGATGACATAGCCCTGTTAGCATTTAAGACTCAAGCTAACGGAAGCCTTGCGCGATACAACTTAGTGGATCAGAGTATAGATGCCTTTGAAGACGCTTCTGGAATTGACGCTTCTGCCTCTACCAATGAATTTAGAAACGATGCAGGAAACTATTACTCTGGTTCAAGTACCTCAACGGATACCGCATCCAACCATACCACCCCCGGAAGCGATACATGGGTCACCCCTTCAGATCTTACTGGAACAGCAAAGATACTTGTTGTTGCCGGTGGCGGAGGTTCAGGTACTAGAGGCAATGGTAATGGCGGTGGTGGAGCAGGAGGGCTTGTATATGTTTCCAACTTTGCCGCAGTAGCAAGCACCACATACAACCTAACAATAGGTGCAGGGGCGGCATCGGTTGTAGCCAGCGGATCTGATGCTACTGATGGTGCTGATTCCGTATTTGATGTTTCTGACACCACGCAAATATTAACCGCAAGCGGCGGTTCTGGTGGGGCTACTTCCCGGGCTGATGCAAATGATGGCGGATCAGGCGGCGGCGGAGCGAACACAGCATATGCCGCGGGTACGCAAGGAGCGTCGGATCAAGTTACAACATTTGGCTCATACAGCGGCGTAGGCTTTGGATACAGTGGCGGAACATCCACAAGCGGATGGGGAAATGTCGGGGCAGGGGGCGGCGGAGCAGGAGGGGCTGGTTCAAATTCTGTCAGCACAACTGTTGGCGGAGCTGGCGGTGTTGGTAAAGATTATTCCTCTATTTTTGGAACAGGTGTAGGTGCTTCAGGTTGGTTCGCCGGAGGCGGAGGCGGAGGTGGCCATCCCGCCGGAGGCGGAGCCGGTGGAACAGGTGGTGGTGGAGCAGGCGGCGGTGGGGATGCGGGTACTCCAGCCGCAGGAACTGATGGAACAGCAAATACAGGCGGAGGTGCTGGCGGTGGATCAGCCGATTCAGACCCATCAGCCGCTGGCGGGTCAGGTGCAATTCACATTCTCTACGACACTCTGTCTTATGCCGACATGACTTTAGTATCAAATGCTCAGACAGCTGAATCGGTTCCAACTAAAGGTGATGTCGTTATGACCTATTCTAATGGTGCAGGAACAGCCACTTTGAATACAGACATCAAAGCATATGTCAGCAGAGATAGCGGATCTAACTACACGCAAGCCACTCTTGTTTCTCAAGGATCAACTGGAGGACATGAGATTGTTACCACACATGGTTTAGATATTTCATCACAACCTTCTGGAACAGCTATGAGGTTTAAGATAACAACGCATAACCAATCAGCTTCTAAAGACACAAGAATACACGCAGTATCA